CCGCACCACCTGTATCTGGTGGACGAGGCGTTGTATGTTTATTTCCCGGTGGGCACACCGTTCACCGGAACCGGGCAGGTCACTGTCTACCTGTCCTAGGAGATTTTCATGGGACAATTTCTCGCCGACATTATCGGACTAATTAACAGCTACATTAAGCTTGGTGGCGCGGCTGGACCGCGCATCAAGGCCAACAGCGGGCGGGTGGAGTTTCGCGACACCGGTGACACCGCCTACGCCACGGGCCGTGCGGCGAATATCGCCGCCAGCGGAAACATCAACGACATCGTGACCCTGCTGGATCTGCAGGGGCGCATCCCAGAGATCACCTTCGACTTTGACGGCGCCAGCGCGCCATCCCCAGGGGCAAACACGGGCGAATTCGGCATATGTCACACCACGGGAGGTGGTTACACTCAAAGACGAGTGTACTACGATACCGGCGCGGCGCTGACCCTAATGCCGACGGAGGTGGTGCGCACCATCACCACGTCCACCGCGATCACGGGCGCGGTGAGCTTCATCGCGGGGGGGCTGTACGCCGCCCCCGATGGCGTGACGTGGGCGCTGCGTGGAGACGGCAGCGGAACCGCGTCCGGAGCATCCCGCACCGTGCGGGTGAATTTCGTTTACTCCGATACCGACGTGGACAGCACCACCGACGTCCCAGACGGGTCCGTGGTGACGGCGGCATGCATCGTGATCACCACTCCCCTGGGAGGCACGCCAACGGTGGCGCTGACCATTAACGGGTCAAGCCCAGAGACGCTGATCGGCACCGGGTCTAACGACGCGACGGTCGCGGGGGAGACAGAAACCAGGTTGAAGCACGAGATCACCTCGTCCAACGAGGGCAAGGTTCGGGTCACTGTGGCGGGCGGCGCCACGGCTGGCGCTGGGTATGCGCTGGTCAAGTTCTGCACACCGCTGGCGTAGCATGGGGTTCTGGCAGGAGCTAACTGGGACCGTTGAGTCCTGGTTCGGGGTCGGCAAAAAGGCCACCATCGCCGTTGGGTCTGACGGGTCCAACCTTGTTTTCAAGGACGAGGTGGTGGCGGGCACCAAAACCCTGACGCAGCTGCTGGCGGCGGGCACGTTCGACCCCGACACAATCCTGGTGGACGAGGACGGAAACGTAATGGCGGACGAGGACGGAAACGTCCTGGTCTCTGGATAGCCGCATGGCGTTCCACAGCGACAGCGCCCTCGGTGGCATCCACATCGTCCACAACTGGGAGTATGCCGACGCGACGGCGCGCACGGGGGCCACGGGGTTTGTGGCGGGGGACGTGGGCAAGGTTGCTTGGCAGCTCGATAACGACAGTTTCTGGGTGCTGGCCACAACCGCGCCAACATGGGTGTCCCTGGGCGGAGGATCGGTGGCCGCGCACGCCGCTACTCACACCAACGGAACGGACGATGTGCAGACCGCAACGGCGGGACAGAAAGGACTGATGTCTGCTGCGGCCATGTCCAAGCTGGACGGCATCGAGGCGGCGGCGGACGTGACCGACGCGACCAACGTGACGGCGGCCGGGGCGGTAATGGCGTCGATAGCCACCACCAAGGGCGACCTGCTGGTGGCCACCGCCAGCGCCACGGTGACGCGCCTTGGGGTGGGCACAAACACCCACGTGCTGACCGCCGACAGCGGGGAGGCGTCGGGTGTTAAGTGGGCCGCGGTATCTGCTGGATCTTCGTTCCCATTGTTCACGCCGCGTTTGCTGTTTACAGATACCAGTGACTGGGCTGTAAACGCGTACGCGGCGAGCGCGCTGGACTCCGCAACAACTCATATTGCAGTTCGTCGTTTTGACGACTCAGCAAACGAGGGGGTTGGTTTCGTGGCGCATGTCCCCAGTGGCGCCACAAACATGATAATCAATATGTGGTCCCGGGCGCAGACCGCGCCAGGCACAGCGAAAACGGTCGCGTGGGGACTTTACCGACGGGAGATCCCAGACAACTCCGCCATCGGCGCGTGGTCGTCGTTGTACGATCAGACGCCGGTGGACATTACGACAAACGCCTATTGGCAGGCGGATAGTTTTACCATTTCCCTGTCCTCACTTGGAATAACGGCGGGGAATGAGTACGTATTTGAATTGGTTCGCAAGGCGACAGACGGCACTTACGACACCCTGGTGGGGGACTGGGTGCTGTCCGAGCACCTGGAGGTAGGGTGGAGTTGATGGCGGTGAGGTTCAACAACATCTATCACTACCTGACGCCGACAGAGGGATACTCAAACAACCTGCGGGACGTTTCACCCATGACGATCACGGCGTGGATCAACCCGAGCACATGGGGATCGTCCAGCGAGGGACGTATTGTCGCCAAGGAGAACACTACTGGATATGGGTGGGGATGGTTTTTAAACAACAACGCGGCAACGGCTGCGTTGGAGTTCTACAGATACAGAGAGACAACAAACACTCAGGTGCGATCCGTTGATAGCGTAATTACCCTAAATGTGTGGCAGCACGTGGCGGTGTCCTATTCCAGCACCGCCACTGTTTTATTTCTAAACGGTGTAGCCCTCTCCACTGCAATCAACACGGCTGGTGATGGCAGTCTGCGCAGCGACGCGCTTGACTATTTAACTCTGGGTAATCGGCAAGATCTGGATCGCGCGTTCAACGGATACATGGAGGATGTTCGCTTCTATGGTCGCGCCATGGACGAGGGTGAGATCGCGGGCATACACGCCTCGCACGGTGATGACGGTATCATGCAGGGCATTCTTGCGAGGTGGACCTGTAAGCAAAATTATCCGGGGGCAACACTATCCGTTGGGTCATATGTCGTGAAAGATTCCGTGAATAATGCGGATTCCTATTGGGGTGACAGTGAATCAACGTGGGCAGAGGGTGTCACCCTGGCTGGAGGCTGAATGGCAGCGGTCATCAAACGCATTGCACCATATACCTACCTCCAGAGTGTGCACACACCTGATTACCCAGAGAATGACTGGCTGCGCAATCCAGATCTATCTGTGGTCGTTTCCGTGGCGCAGAAGTACTGGAAAGTCGCCGGCGACAATGTTGTGGAGATGACGCAAGGTGAAAAAGACGCCGTTGACGCGGCGCTGCTCGAGGATCAGGTAGATAGGATAATCCATCAGATCACCTCGCCGATCGATACATTTAGGGTGTTCGACGACTTCACCGGCCCCACGGTAAATTGGTACAAATTTGCGCAGGACAAAGTTGGGGCGTCGTCACTGGTACAGGCGCAGGCGGCGGACTGGGGGCAGGTGCTCATCCGTAGCGGGCCCGCGGAGGGCAACTACGCCACGCTAACGACGGGGGAATACTCATTCCGTGCGGCGCACAACTTGTCCATGCAGACGGGATTTCGGCTCGCCCAGACCGCAAATCTCCTCGCGTACGTTGGATTCTGGCGCGACTGGAGCAACAAGGTGGAGTTCCGCGCTACGGATGGCTACTGGCACACCACATGCTCTGCGGGGGGCAACCACACTGTCACCCAGAGCGCGATCGAGCTCGACACCGACTGGCACTCATTTGAGATCGAGATGTCCAGCCTTAAGGCTACCTTCAAGATCGACAAGGTTTTAGTGCAGGAGCACTATGAGAACATCCCAACGGATCTGATGTATTTCCGGGCGCAGATCGCCCGCGCGGCTGGGGCGGCAGCGCTTGACGCATACTTTGATTTCGTGTCCATTGACGGGCAACGGGTGTATTCGCCATAGGGCGAGGAAGAATAAACAATGGTGAGATGGTGTAAACGACCGCCAATAGGAGGAAATGGAATGGAACGTATTTTCCCGCCAAACAACACGATGGGCCGGGCGATGTTCGCCTGGAACAAGTCAGAGTTGGACAGTTCGGCAGAGCGGAGTGCACTCGTGGCATTTTGCGTGGCCAACCACGTGACCACCGTGCTCCTCCATTTCTACCAGTGGATTGGCGCTGCCAACTGGACCAGCGCCAACCAGTCCAACCTGGTGGCTCTGCTCACAGCGCTGCACGGGAGCGCTGTGCGCGTTTGGGGATTGATAGGGGCCCCAGACTATGCGGTCAATCAGTTGTGGGTGCGGCGCAACATCGTGGACGCCGTGGCGGCGTTCAACGCGTCGTCGCAGGGGCATCGGTTCGATGGTCTACTGTACGACTGCGAGTACTGGACTGATGCGGAAACATATCCCCCCTCGGACTATGTGCCCGCACTGTGCCGTCTTATTCAGGACACCAGGGCGCATCTGCAGATCCCGGTTGGGGTGTTTGTCCAGCGCAATCTGATCGACCCGGTGCGCGACCCAATTGACTACGACGGGCTGAACGACGTGGACGGCGCGCACCTGCTGCGGGCGGCGGATGCCGTATTCGTTGGCAGCTACGACGATCACGCCGAGGCGCACGATGGATACCCCGGGCAGATCGCCATGATCGTTCCCTGGGTGGATCGAGCTGCAGCGGACGGTGTAGGAACGCTGGTGTGGGGGTGCTCGGAGACAACAGACGTGCAGCCATCCTGGATCACCTACAACGGGGCAACCAAGGCGGACATGGAAACAGAGCACGCCCTGATTGCCGACGCCCTGTCGGCTGTGGACGGTGGCCCATACGCGGGACAGGCGGTGCACGATTACACCGCCTACAAAAGCATGTTCTAACGGAGGCACCATGCAACGATGGATCCTGCTGTTGACGTTGTTTTGCCTGGTCTCATGCGCCTCGCCGCGGCCAGGTTGTCGCACTGCGGGAGCGCAGCGATGCAACGGAACGCAGGTGGAGACGTGCGATGGGACGGCGTGGTCCGCGAGACGAGACTGCGCCGAGGCGTACGGACCTGACGGTGCCATTGCCCCGATGAGGTGCGCTGATGACGAGGGGAGGGCAACGTGCGAAAAATAAACGAGTGTACCCCGGATGATATTGCTCACGTGCACAAGGAGCTCTCGCGGCGACTGGGGGTGCGGTTCGTGTCAGCGGCGGTTCCACCGTCGTTGAACGATATGATCAGAACAGCGGTGCAAAAAATGTTCAGGATAGAGATTCTGCCCACCGCGATGTTGCGCCCATTCACATTGATTGACACCATTGTGCTGCCATACGAGCCGGGGAGCTCCGGGCACCATCCATCGTCAGAGGTGCGGATCGCCGTGCACGAGTGCACGCACGCCTTACGGATTCGAGCGTACCCCGGAAACGCGATACAGTGGTATCGCGAGTATTTCACCAACGGGGGGTTCCGGGCCCTGGAGGAGGCCAGCGCAGAGGCGGCTGTGGCGGCATTGGAGTTCTGGCGACGGGGGATGTTCCCAGCTATCAACCTCCAAGGCTATTGCTTGTCCGAAGCGGAGTTACAGTTGGCCGTGAAGGCGCACCGGGAGCACTGTGACGATATTCAGCGCCTTGGCCGCGGGTCGACGTTCGGCGCGGAGAGCGCGGCGCGAACAGCGATCAATATCCTCACCGCGATGGACGTGGGGCCGGAATAACCCGCGCACGCGGTGACCGGTGGACACCCGCCAACACCTATGTTATGCTGCACGGTAGGTTGAGGTTCCGATGACCAATCCCGTGCCATACACGGGGCGCCTACACCCCCAGTGGCGTCCACCCGTGCAACATCTGCGCATGCCACCACCCGCGGGGAACCTTCCGCAGACCGGACCAGAGCGTGCCGCCCTGCAGCGCCTGCGGGCCGCCGCCGTGCAGGAGCGCTGGGTGCGGCAGGCGCGCAGGCATTTCCCAAGTTTCATGGAGTACGTTTTCACAGACGCCGGGACTGGTCGTCCCTTCCAGCAGCAGTGGTTTCACGACGAGTGGGCGGCGGTTGTGGATGCTCATACGCACGTGCTGTTGATCGCTCCCAGGTCACATGGGAAAACGTCATTTATGATCGGACGCACGGTATGGGAGATCGGCCGCAACCCAAACACCCGCCTTAAATTCATTTGCGCTGCGGACGGGCGGGCCAAGGAGCGCCTGTATGAGATCACACAACTGATCCTGCACAACCCCCGGGTGCAGGAGGTGTTTCCAGAGCTGGAGCCGGCGCCAGACTCCCCATGGAACGCGCACCGCATCTACGTGCGGCGCCCGTCCATCCTGAAAGATGCCACCGTGGAGGCGCTGGGAATCACCTCGACGGCCACGGGCGGCCGGGCGGACGTTCTGGTGCCAGACGACGTGGTGGACCGCCGCAACGCGCTGACCATGCCCGCCCTGCGCGAGCAGATCAAACAGGCATGGCTATCTGACTGGAGCAACCTGCTCGAGCCCCGCACGGGCCGCGTGTGGGGCATCTGCACCCTCTGGCATTCTGGGGACCTAAACCACATGCTCCGCGAAAACAAAACATACCACACGCATTTTTTGGCCGTTCCTGATGATCTTGGGTCGCTGTGGCCAGATCGGTGGCCAGAGGAGGCGCTGCGAGCCAAGCTGCGGGAGCTTGGTCCCGTGGAGTTCGCTCGCGGATTTTTCAATCGACCCTCGGCGGACGAGGGGCAGATCATCCAATCCACGTGGATTCACTATGCGGATCTGTCTGCGGACGTGGACTTTCAGCAGCGCCAGGGCGGCATGCAGTGGTTCACATCGTACGATCCGGCCAGCGCTCCTACGGGCAATCGGGGGCAGGACTATACTGCGGGGGTCATGATCGCGGTGGACGGACCGGCGCGAAAAGTGTACGTGGTGGACTGCTGGCACGCGCGGCTGACGCTGCACCAGGCGGCGGAGCGCGTGGCAGAGGACTTCGAGCGCCTGCGGCCCGTGTACCGGGCGGTGGTGGAGAAGGTTGGGCAGTCTGCCCTGCACGAGGAGGTGCTGGAGCACCACCCCGCGGTGCGGCCGTTCCTTGAGACGGCGACCCCCACGGTGAGCAAGGCGGCGCGACTGCTCACGGTCTCCCCGCTGCTCGAGGCTGGGCATGTCATCTTCTCGGCGCACCTGGACCCCGACGCCCCCGCGTGGATGCCCGGGCGCGAGAACCTGGTGCACGAGCTGCTCGACTTCGGGTTGTGCGCCCACGACGATTGTGCGGACGCGTTCTCCCAGGCCTTGTACTGGGCCCGCCGTTACGTGCTTGACCAAAGGTACAAAACAACCGATAATGGAACCATGGAGGTGCGCGTGCGCACGCCCCAGACCGATGGGTCTGCCACGCCATATCTATTTTGACCAAGAGCTACCACAGAACCGTTTGCGAGTGCTGGGCGGAAGCCGACGACCCCGCGTGGGAAGCGCTGCTTCCGCCGCGACACCGAATACGGCTGGGCGGAGGGGTTGGACTCGCGGTTCCCGCGACGGACGTCGACCCCGTGCGGGCCCAGGTGCTGGACGCTTATTACCCTCCAATTTGGGTGAGGTTTCCTTCCGCGGCGTTCGCTGCCGCATGCACGCCAAGCCCAGATCCCGGTGAGGCTGCGCGTGCCATAGTTAGACTGTGCGCGCACACCACGATTCACAACGACTGCACGGGGTGCTGGGCACGATGGTGGTGGAGAGGGGCGCAGGCACACGGCATCGCTCTGCCTCGTCGTACGCTGACGGGGTCTGCGCTGTGACGGGCACGCTTCACCAATCCGCTCGTGTCAATTTCGATGCGGCAAAGCCTTCCTGCCGGCACTGCCACGGGAGAGGATACACGGGATGGATTACCCTACCAGAGGGCGTGCGCGCGCGGCTGCTGTGCCGCTGCGTTGTACGCAACGGTGGCGTGCCACCTCCGCAACCAGCAGCGCCACTCGTCACAGATATCCAGCGGACGCCTGAGCAAAATGTTGCGGCACAGATTAAACAACTATCCCCCGCGCAGCAGCGGGAGACCGTCAAGCGCCTGTGGGCGGCGTTAGCGGATCCCGCCGCATCAACGCTTCACCGAGCGCGCATTCGCGCCGTGCTGACCCTATTGGGTCAGAAGGAGCTACTATGAGTCAACCGGAAACCATTACCATGGGGTGGACCCCGCAGACCGTACCGGGAACGTTGGACACTGGGTCCACAACCACCGTGGACATGCGGCAGTGGACCGACAAGGGATATGATTTTGTTCGCGACGCCGGCGCGGCCTTTGTGGGCAATCTGGAGGGATCGGTGGCCGGCCAGAACTGGACCACGGTGTCCTCGCTGGCGGCGTCGGCCCAGGGGGCCATCGCTGCGCAGTATAATTGGGTGCGCGTGACCATTGGCACGGGGGGGGCGCTTGGCGCCACAACAATGCTAAAGGTGTCGGGGAAGGTCCTGTGACAATTACCCTAGACGATCATTTGCACGACATCGTGGAGGAGCGGGCCGCCACGCCGATGGGTCGCCGCGCACTGCTGGCCAAGGCCATGGCCACAAACGAGGGCATCGAGGAGTCCGCAGCCCTGCAGCAAATGACGCGGGCTGACGCGGCGTGGGGGCAGGCGGCCGCGGAGGCGCCCTACTACGATCCCGAGGCGCTCATGCGCGTGGTGGAAATGACCGCGCACATCCAACCTTGCATCGACGCCATTGCCCACAACGTGGACGGATGGGGTCATCAGCCAGTGGAGCGCGAGGCCTGGATGCGCGACCTTGACAGCCCCGAGGCCACGGAGGCCATCGCAGCCGCGCTTGCCGTGGAGGCGTGGGCCGACGCCGACGCCGAGGAGCGGGCGCAGGAGAGCGAGACCAAATTCCTGCGCGACCGCATTGCACGCACGCGCGCCGCGAGGGACCGACGGCGCATCAGCCAAAAGCTTCAGCTGCTGGACGCGCCAGCCGACCAATTGCCTGAAGATCCCATGGCCGATCAGGTGGAGGCGGTGCGCGAAGACCTTCGGGAAACGCTGGCGCGCGAGCGCGCGATATTCACAGCGTGGTTTGCGCAGTGCTGCTCAGACCGGTCATTTCCAGCGTTGCGCCGGGCGGTACGCACGGACCAGCTTACCGTTGGATGGGGGTGTATTGAATTACTGCGAGACCGCTCTGGGCGGTTGCGTCGCCTGATATATATGCCAAGTTATACCGTTCGTCCTCTGACTGACCTTGGACCGTACGTGGAGACCGAGGAGGTGGACGACCTCACCCTACTCGGATCGGGGAGTTCTGTCCCCGTTCCGCGGCGGTTCCCAAGGTTCGTACAGATAGCCGACGGGAAGCGCATTTATTTTAAAGCTCCTGGTGACCAGCGGGTTGTGTCCCGTTCAACCGGGGCGTTCTACCCCAACCTTGAGGCGTTGCGGAAGGAAGAGGAAGAAGCCCTGCCCGCCACGGAGTTGCTGTGGATCACACGGCACGACGCGCGCACCATGTGTGCGCCGCCCGTGTGGATTGGCAATCTGCTCATGGCCCTGGGAAGCAGGGAGGCGGACCAGACCAACTATTACTACTTGAGTGGCAACGCCATTCCCTCGGGGTTACTGATGATCTACGGCGGCACACTCAAGGACGGCGACGTGGCGCGGCTGGAGGCTAAGTGGCGGCAGCAGCTTGCTGGGGCCAAGGGCGCGGGGCGCATCATCGTGATGGAGGCCATTCCATCGGCGAACATGGCACCCGGGGAGACCCTCAAGCAACCTGGCATGGCCTATCAATCTCTACGCGAGTCGCAGACCAACGACGCCACGTTCACCGTGTACGACCAGCGCGCGGCCGACCGCATCGGCGCGTCGTTCCGCCTTCCGCCCCCCCTGCGGGGCTACACGCCAGCCAACCTGAACCGCGCCACGGCGTACGCCGCGCTGGCGTTTGCTGAGCAGCAGGTGTTCGCGCCGCAGCGCGAGGAGTTTGATTGGTTGATGGACCAGGTTGTGCTGCGCGACCTTGGCCTGCGGCTGGTGCGCTTTCGCTCCAACACACCGCCCACCCGTTCCCTGGACGAGGTATCTGAGTTGGTCAAGGCCCTGGCGCCGTTCGGTGGGTTCACGCCCGCCGAGGTGCGTGCCCTGGCGGGCGATGCCCTCAACCAACCCGCGCCCCCGTTGGACGCGGATTGGACGAAGCGTCCCCTCTCGCTCACGTTGGCTGGCATCACCGACGACGGGACCCCAGCGCCAAACGACGTGGCGCAGCTCAACGAGCACCTGCGCAGCATCGAGGCGCGCGTGGCGCACCTGGTGACCGACGAGTTGGCCCAGATTGGGCTTGGGGACTACCAGGTGCGGGCGCATGTGGGGGAGACTCCAACGCCAGATGGGGGGGGGAATGACCGGTAGCGCAGCCCCAAAGGTTGGAGATCTATGGGTCAACGCGGAGCTGCCAACCTGGTCGCCTTGGCGCATGGTTACGGTGCAGGACGTTGACCTGCTGGGGCAGGTCACGGCGGTGGCGTCAGACGGGCGCACGCATCGATTTGCCCCCGTGGTCTTTCAGCGGGACTACAAGCCAGCGCGAGATAACGCATGACGCTTCCTGCTACGATCACCACGTTTGATCTTGACCTGCCGTGGCCCGTGGACTTTGGGGGGGGGCAATCGGAAACGGTGACCATGCGCTATGCACGTGCGCAGTGGCGCACCTACGGACATATGGAGGCGGCTGAGTACCAGGACGCTGGCCCATCGGGACAATCATTTGTGATCGTGATGAATCACTACAGCTTTATCGACCAAACCCCAGCGGACATGGATCGCGCGATGGTGGCGCTGGTCCGCGCGGTTGCCCGTTACCAGATCGCAGCGGCGGTGGTGGCTGCGGCCCCCTTGGGCTACCCCTTGCCGTCATGCTGCGGATGGCCACTCACCGCAGCGGCCGCCGCGCACCTGGACGCGGGCACGGGTACGCCCCCCGTCCTTCGAGGCACGGCCGCAGCATTCCGGGTGCTGCCCGCCAGTGCCTACGCTACGACCACACAGTTTGTTGCCGCGTACCGCGGAACTCCGGTGCCCGATTGATTGGTGCCGCGTATCCCGGGCCGTGGCGCATCATCGGCCAAACCTCGTTGGCGGAGCAGCATCGCCTTGCCGCGGGGGACCTCATGCGGCATCAATCTGGCGTGATCATGCTGCGATGCCCAGCGTGCGGAGTGCAGCAGTTTGCCGTGGTCTCTATCGACGGCGATGCCACCAGCCCCTCCCTGACCGGGGATGTGCGGTGCACGGCTGGGGCGTGCCGCGCCCGCCGCTGCACCTGCATTTGGACCGTGATTAACGGCGCCACGGTGCTGCGCCACCCTGGGTGACGCCGTGGACTTGGCGCACGCCGTCCCTGCGACCGGATACCTGACGATTCACCCGTTGCGGGATATGGGACCATCGGCCGCCGTGGCGCACCACGCCGTGGGGGCAAGGGCTGACCGTCCATTATCCCCGGCGCATGGCTTCGCGGCGGTGGACCCTCGCGGCGCGCCGCATATGCTTCGCGCCTCCAGCCTTCCCGCCGCACGGCGGGAGGCCCTGCGGTGGGGCGCCCCGGTCACGCTGTGCCGCGCCGTGGGACGCGGCACCGTGACCCTGTGGGAACGCGTT